CCTAGCTGCTTGATAGGTGTGTGGTCTCCATGGACTGCTATCCAGTTGGGTGCAATGTTCATTGGGTTCTTATGAAAGGTAATCCCAAGTTCATCAAACTTCATAAATTTCTCAAAGCGCAGCTCTGGCAAAGATAAAAATGATGGAATCTTCTTCATAATGATGTTATATAAACGATCTGTGTGGTTAGACCTGATGCAGTCTGTTACGCCCAGTTCCCAAAGCAATTCTACGCATCTGTCTCTGTCTTCCCCAAGGCTTTGCTCGTAAGCTGTAGGAGTGCCTTCTGACCATTTGCTAATAGTCTGAAAATCAATCTCGTCACCAATAGTGACTGTTTGGTCTGGCTTAAAGGTTTGTAAGAATTTAGCGATGTTTTTCGTGACGTGTACATCCTCGAATGGAACCTGAAGATCGGACAGGATAACTACCCTCTTCATTGTCATTGTTTAATCCTCGTCGTCATCCTCGTAGGGGATATTGTCTATGCGATTAGGCAAGTTGGGGATAATCCAATCTGGGAAAGTTTCACGATCCGACAAAAGCCAAAAAGCGTGAGTCTCTGTAAATCCTGCTCTGCGTAAAGACTTGTAATACTCGTTCATCGCTATGCAATAAGCATCCAAGGCGCTGTAAGTATCTAAGTCTATGACTGGTCGTTTTCTTGCCATGGGATAAGTGTTACTTACCTAACAGGTCGATTATGGTATCGACACGCGCCTCTAATCGGCTTACCTGGTCTTTCAAGCTCGAGCCTGAGTTCGGCTTCAATTCAGATAGATAATGTTTAATCATGAACTGCGTATATGCAGCCAAGCCGCCTAGAACTGTAACTACCGCTACAGCCCAAGATGCAAGGTCTGCCGCGCTCACTTTTTCGGAGTCGCGTAACCGAATACGCCTGCTAGGACAGCCCAAAGGACTGAGCGATAATCAAGTGCAAAGTTAGATGCACCCCAAGCTGCTAGGAATGCGCCTGCTGTGAGGATTGCTGGGTTCTTTATATTCATTCGTTTCCGCCTATCATCGGTATATTAAAGAACGAGCCATCTGTCTCGCCTTTTTTAGTGAAAGATATGTGGAGATGCTTACGATGCGGATTAGATCCTTTGTAAGTTCTCCAGCGCCAGCCCAAGATAGGCGAAGCAATTCGTCCGTCAAAGATAACGTACTTGATTCTTTTGTCTCGCTTCGCAGCTTGACGAATCTGATCTGCCAAATCAGGCATGAGGTCTGGCTTACCCGATTTACCTGCAAGGTCTCTGTCAATGTCCAAAGCGCATACCCAGCCGCGTTCATTAGGGATGTGATCAGACTTGCCTTTACGAACATGTCTCGCGTCGGCCACCCAGCCATCACTACCACGATCTCTATCGGGGAACGACTGGTCGACCTGTTCACGAAACTGCCAGCCTGCTTTGCATAGTTTTGTGGTCATGCCAATAACAGTTTTGCTTCTTCTTCAGTTATGCCGAGGCGTTCTAATAAATTCAGACGTGCTTCAGCCTTGGCGGCTTCTTCCGCTGCTTTGGCAGCGCCAGTAGCCTCTAGCTCTGCAATCTCTTCTTTTGTGGCTGGACGAGAAGTATATTCATCAGTAATTGCATCGTGTTCGTTGATTGTGATTGGCATTATGCAGTCCTTCCATAAACTACGATTGAACCTGTAATTGTTCCAGCATCAGGGATAATTGAAAATCCATCGTAAGAAGTTGATGCAATATGTGCGCCATTTGCTTGAGTAGTCATCACATCTGTAGTACTGCGCTTGTTTGCAGATTGGCTAATTAATCCGGTTGGTGTGGCAGTAAATGGATCGATTACATCCATGACAATGCGAAAATCTGTAGGGTTAACGCCGCCTGTGGCAATCTCGAATTCGGTGCCAGAATTAGATGCATAAGTTTGGGTTGAATTGGTGCTGAATTGACGCTGAATATAGAAACGATAATCAGTCGATGAATTTGTGCCAGATGCTCTTAGTTTAAAATGTAAATAAGACCCTGTTGTCATTGACCCGATAAAAACAATCAAATATGAAGAATAAGTAGAGCTAAAGCAATTGTTGACTGATTGGCTGCTCACGCTTGACATTGAAGTAGTGCTGATTTTGACAAAATTACTACCACCTGGAGAAGTCCAAGCAAGGCCAGTTGCTGCTGATGAATCAGCTGTCAACACTTGACCATTAGTTCCTACTGCAAGACGTGCTGGTGTATCAGCTGCGGTTGCAGCGATGAGATCGCCTTTAGCGTCGACAATAGCGTTCTGAATAGCGTTTGAATCATCTTGAGCAACCCAAGTGAAATCAAGGTCTGTGTTAGTTGCCTTGGCTAATACCTGCCCTGTAGTGCCACCTTTGAGGTCAACTAAGGCAGTGTCAATATCTTGGCCTAGAGCAGCGATAGCAGTTGCGCCATCCTTTACCAGGTCTGTTGACTGAGGAATATCCCAGCCAAAGTTAGTTGTGGTCGTTGCCATTACGCTACTACTCCTATCGCATCAAGCCAAGTTAGGCTGGTGTTGATTGTGTTCCAAGTCTCTGCCGCATTTACCTGCTCCCATTTTACAGCAAGTTGAGAGAAACTTACTGGAGAAGCATTAAAAGTTATGGAGAGATTGTTGAGGCTGGCTCTAAACGTCCAGCCCTCGATGTAACCCTGAAATGAGCCATTAGTGATATTAGGCGGTAGATTCTGAATCCACACTGGCTGACCCATAAAGATATTAATTAGAGAATCACGATCTACATCGTCAATCTCTGGATTGCCCAGTACGAAGGTAATGTTTTGAAACTTAGGGTACGGGTAGGCTCGAAGACCGATATATCTATCGGCTAAAGCCTCCGCATCTGAGGTGTGCTTAATGCGGGAAGTGAACTCTTCGCCATATACTCCAAAGAGGCTTTGGCTGGTTGGGTCGGTGGCTGTATATGTCTGGTTGCCGTTGTTATCGTAGTTAATGGTAAAACTGTTTCGCAGGTCACCAGCCCTAGTAGTCGCAGCTAAACCTACGCCATTGGCATGGTTAGCATCCAAAGTCGTATAGCCATTATTGACTAGATAATCCTGTCGATGAGTTGCATCGGCATATCCGATGTTGCCGTTTGCATCCTCGTAAATAACCCCAAAAGCCGAATTCGCGATATCGGCGCAAAGTGAATAAAGGTCAGTGTTATTAGATGATCTAGCAATAAGTTCATAATCACCTGGTTGGTCAATCTGTCCTAAACCAATGTTAACTGCGTTAGCCCAAGTCTCTGTAGGGTTGTAATTAGCCCAAGTCTCAGCAGCCGGAACATCACTCCACTGGCCTAGTAGGTAACCCGATAAAAGTGTGTAAATCTGGTCTCCATCATAATCTTGAGACAAGACTCCAGGATCAATAATTTTAGGTAGTTTGGATAAAGCGCCTAAGGCGGTAATGGTAGCTGTAGTCGTATAACCAAGAGATCCTGCGCGATTAACCTGAATTGTAAAGTCAGATACATAACCACCAAAGATAGGCACAAAGGCGTCAGTTGAATCTGTGACTTGAACTGAAAGGCTTGTACCTACTGTAAAGTCATAGGAACTATTGTCAAAATTAATTAACTGCAACTGGCAGTATCCTGCCACTGGTTGCTGGTTAATATCGGTGCGGCCTGAAGTAATGGTCAAATTAGCCACTGTTACATCTGTGACCTCATAGCCATCAACTTGAATTTTATAGGTCGGAGTGTAGGCGGTCATGCGTAGATTAAGCCTCCGCCAAGGGTTCCTCGAGCTGAGGAATCATTAAGAATTCCAACTATTTGGCGGGCAGTTGATTCGCTATCAATAGCGCCATTTACTGTGATGTTTGTAGTTCCCATGCCAGCATAGATATAGCGAGGCACTGTTGGCGTTGGTGCTGGAGCAATAGGCGCTGAAGGGGTTGGCGCTGCTGGTGAGGTTGCCCCTGTTTCCATCGAAGCACTTGAAAAGAAGTTGCTTACAGCTGAACCGGCTCCTCGAATGGCATCAATGATTCCTTTGATTCTGTCGTAGATAGCGCCAATCTTTTGAGACAATTCAGCAAATACGTCAATAACGCCACCGATAATCTTGCCTAATCCTTCAAAAGCCAAGCCAAGGGTTTTGCCTAAGATTGGTGCTAGATAATCTTTTGCAAAATTATAGATTGCCACCATGAAGTTATAAAAAGGCTGTAGCTCATCATTATTACGAGCCAAAGAGTCTCGGACTGAATTGAAGGCAGATCGTAGGCCATTAATGATTGGCTGGATTATCTTCATGACTGGCTGAAGTTTGTCTCCAATATTGCTGGTGAAGTCCTGAATGGCTGGAATTACGTTCTTAACAATAACTTCAACCATCGGCGTAATAGCATCAAGAATAAAGGCTCCGACTGTTTCCTTGCCTTCATCGAAAGCAATCTGAAGGCGCTGCATCTTGCCTTGGAAAGTATCTGCTTGGGTTGATGCCTGGTTTTTAAAGGTATCTGCTAACTTAGCAGTAATTTCTTCCATGCTCATGGTCTTCAGCTGAGCAGATGTGAGCCCAACGCCTAACTTGCCAAGGGCGGTTGTATTACCTTCAGCTGCGCGTGCCATTGCATTTGTGACGGCTTCGAGAGTTTTACCGCTACCCGCCGCAACATCGATGGCTACAGTTTGTAATTTCTGAGCCTTTTCTAAGTCGCCAGTAGCTCGAGATAGTCGTTCAA